TCTAATAATTGTTTCTGGCATAATTATTATTTATTATTTTGTTATAGTATTTTTTTATAATTTGTATTATTATTATATTATTTATATGTACTTATCTTTAGATTAAATTTATATATAAGTAATGATTATGATACCATTTATGAATTAGAAAAAAAATATATGAATAATATTAATTACGTAAATCATATTGTAATTTATCAACAATATTCATATTAATTTCATCTTCTTTTTCAATATTTTCATTTGATACATTTTCAAAAACTTCTACATAATCTTCTTTATTAGATTCTTTATTAGATTCTCCTACTATTTCTTGGGATATATCACTAATTTCTATATTTGATATCATCGAATCTACATCACAATCTTCTTCCTCCTCTATTATTTCAGTTGGTTCTAATTTAGATGATGTATTACTCATAACTGATAAAGATTCCAACTCATCTTCACTTTCCTCTTGAATATATTGTTCATAATTTTCCACTGGTTTAACCAATTCTGATTTTGTTACAACTACCTTATTACTTTTTTTTTCTTTATAATATAGATAAATCATATATATAATTATTACAATTAATACAATCACTACAATAATTAATACATAATTATAATTAATAATTGGTAATTTAGATTTTTGTGATAATATTGAATTGTTTTTTATTAAAGGCGTGTTAGTTAATTTATCATTAAGAATATTTGCTTGTATATTTTTATGTTTCATATTATATTCCATATTTTTTTTATTTTCGCTCTTTAATTGTTCCTTTGTAATTTTCATATTATTATCTACAATACGCGGTACCACATCCATATGGTTTAAATCATTCATTATTATATTTAAATTAAATTATTTTTAATAATATAATTTAAATATATTTGATATAAATTTGTAAATTAAATTATAATTATAATTATACTTATATGAAAAAATTAATTTTAGATAATATTGAAAATAATAATAAATTATATGATATAATACAAACTGTGATACCGTTATTTAATAATAATGATTTTCTTATAAATATATCTGAAAAGTTAGAAAATAATAATATATCATTATTAAATAATAAATTAAGAAAAAAATTAGATAATATTAACTTTGATGAAGAACTTGATAATATCCAAAAAATATTTAAATTTATAGATGAGTATTTTGGAATTTATATAATATTATATAATATAAATGATGAATTTGATAACTTAATCGATATAATTGATATAAATTATGATACACATGGATTAGATTTATATATAAAAAATAAATTGCTAAATAATATAAATTATATTAAAAAAGAATATGAATTTTATAAAAATAATATTATTTTACAACATTTAGAATCATATTTTAAAAAAATTATACGTAAATATATTAATAATAAAGATATATTTAATTATGTATCTGATATATTGGAAATTAATAGAGAAATAATTAATTTATATATTATTCTATTTACAGTCGGTTTAGAATATAATAAAGATAATACTGATTTATATAAATATATTATCGATATAAATGAAATAAATAAAGATAAAGTATTAGATATTGTATATAAAAAATATAATAATAAAAATAATATTGTTATAAAAAATAATGTTCAGGATTTTGAAATAATATCTAAATACTTATATAAGAAAGACGAAATATTATCACTACAAGATATTATATACAAAGTTACTAATATAAATAATATTAATTTACTTATCAATAATAAAAAAAGCATTATTAATGAATTAGATTTTATTATTAAAAATTATTCAAATTATAAAAAATCAAACATTTCTATATTAATATATAATGTTAATAACAAAGTGGATTATGTAATAAATACTCTGTTATCAAAACAAAAAAATATTATAAATAAAAATTATGGTATTAATGTAGATATAATTAAATTATTTGATATAATTAAGGTCCAAGAAAATACAAAATTCCTCCATAATAATATAGATATTATAAATTATAATGAAGATAATGATTTTTCAATTGTTTTACAAACAACTAATTACGAGGATTTTAAATTACTTTATAACAATGAAGAATTTTTAATTCCTAATAATATTATAAGAAATATTATTAGGAACGAACCATCGAAAAGAATTATAATATATAATAAAAATTTAGAAAATAATATATTAAAATTTAAAAATGTAGATTACAAAACCCAGTATCAATTTAATAAATATTTAGATTTTAACACGATAAGTGAAAAATCGGATGAGATATATAAAAATCTAAGAGATACTATATATAATAATATAATATCTAAAATTAAAAATTTACCTGGAGATTTGACCGATGAAGGGTTATTTAATATTATTAATACTAAAGATGATATATATGTATTGTTTGATAATAATATGAATGATTTTTATAATTCTATAATTGAAAATATAGAAAATTTAGATTATGACATTTCAGATGACATATATTTATCATATATATCAATTTGTGATTTAATATCATTTAAATTTAGAAAGAATATAAATGATAAATTTATTTATTATAATACTAAATCAAATATTACAAATAATGAAAAAATAGAACTTATAATAAAGGAATCTATATATTCAGTTATAAACCAAAGAACTGATTTGTATAATTTTATTATAGAAAAATATAATATAATTAGTAATTATAAATATTAATTATTTAGTTTATTTTTTTTATATTTAAATTAATTAATTATATAAATATATATAATTAATTAATTAATATTTATAATGTCAAAACAAGAAGCTACTATAGAAATTCTAAAACAAAAAAAACGACCACCTGGGAGACCACCCAAAGGGCCACCAAAGAAGCAATTACCAAGGGGTGGAATTTCTATGAAACCTACTTTTGATAGTAATATAATGGAACTTAAATATGAAACACCAGTTGTATTCAAAAGAATTTTTAACCTATGTAAGCAAATGGCTGTAAAAAATATTACATTTGAATTTGACAATTCCTTTATTAAAATGAAATCATCAGACCATTTTAATAAAAACTACAATTTATTGACTATTAATTGTACTAAATTAAATCATTATTATTGTAAATTTCCATATTCAATTACAATCAATTCAAAAATATTAGAAACAATTTTTAAGAAAATCGATAGAAATTATGACTCAATTACAATTGTATCTAAAGAATCTAATTTATATGAATCAATTAATATTATTTTTAATAATAGACAACTTGCTACTGAGGAATATCATATTCTAAATTTGGTAGAAAATAATGAAAATATTTCAAATAAAATAATAAATGAATTAGATTATCTAAGTTATCCAGTTAAATTTGAATTATCAAGTAAATTTTTCAAAAAAGTAATTAGTGATATTGCATCTTTTAATCAAGATACACATGAACAAATTTTTACTATAGAAAAAATAAAAGGAATACCTTTACAATTTACATATAATACAGTATCCAAAACCATTAGGGCATATACTGTATTTAAAGATACTAATAAAATTAAACTAGTGTCATCGGTAACTGATGAAGATATTTTCTCAGTTTCTATTAAAATTATTAATATTAAACCACTCAGTAACTCACCAATTACAGAAAATATTAAATTTTATGTAGATTCATATAGAGATATCGTATTTAAGTTAGATATTGATAATGGAACATTTGAATTTTTAATATTCACAGAAATAATGAAATCTTATTAAATTAGTATCAATTTTTTATACTATCGTAGAAACAGTTCGAACATTTATACTTGTATATGGTTAATAATATTATAATATATTATTTAATAGATTTAATATTATAATATATTATTTAATAGAGTTAATATTATAATATATTTTTTTTATTTTATTATAATATAATAAAAAAATATATATTATAATAAAATGGATTTTTTACGAGATTATGAAATATTTGGAAAATCAATATTAAGAGCATTTATAGTAATATTATCTTGGTATGCTATATTTACAATATTATGTGTAATATTTTTCTTAACAACAGATGGGTTTAATAATAATAAGGATGTAAAATGGTATGATAAAATAATAGATGCTATATATTATTCAACTACTACATTTTCCACAATAGGTTATGGTGATATATCACCAGTAAAATCATGGTCAAAATTATTAACAGCAGGTGCTCAATTTATATTAATATTTATTACATTTAATGTAGTTGTGGAACAAAATAAAAAAAATATTAAACAAGTATTTGATGATGAAAATAAATTACAAGGTATAGTAGAAATAATGAAATCAAATAATAATCAACAAATTGATTCTTTAGACATACTTAGTAAAGAAAAACAAAAATGGAGAGAAATTGGTAAGAAAATTATAATTAACAATCAAGTTAATAAAGCTAAAGATATTATAAATAATGTAGAATCAGATAGTAGAATAAAAAATAGAAGAATGGCTCAAATAATACCAGTATCTGAATAAATCAATAAAAAAATATATAAGAAAGTTTTTTTTAACATTCATACAAATTATGAAATCTTATTAAATTAATATGAAATCTTATTAAATTAATATGAAATCTTATACCATCATAGGAACTTTTATACTTGGATGTGGTGAATAATTAAATAATTTAAAATCTTCAAATGTAAAATCTTCGATATTTTTAATTTTTTTGTTATTTGGATTGATTCTTATTTTTGGAAATATACGTGGTCGTCGTTTTAACATTAAATCACATTTTAATAGATGTGAACTATATATATGCATATCTGAAATGGTATGATAAATTTCACCTGGTTTATAATTTGTTATATAACAAATCATATTCAACAATATAGCAGCACTTACAATATTAAATGGCAATCCATGGAATGTATCACAAGATCTCTGGTCGAATTTTAAATTGATTTCATTTTTTTCTGTATCTACATAAAATTGGTATAATAAATGACAATTATGTACTACCATATTTTCTACTATATATGAATTATCACATTCCACTTCAAAATTATATACCTCTAAACTATCATCAACTATATCTATAGATGTAATTGGAAAATTTATATAATTATTATCAATTAATTCATATGTGAAATTAGATTCTATATTAGATATTATAGAAAATGTATTATCTAACCCACTTTCTATAATAGTTTCTTTATTTATTTTAGCAAATAATCTTTGTAAAGAATATGCCAAATTAATATTAATATTAGTAATATTAATATCTTTTGTTATATAATATATAAAATCAATCGGCATATCTTGAACCCATTCTGGTATAATTTTACCAGAATTATCTAAATTATGAAATTGAGATAAAATATGTTTCCATATTGAATTTTGACATTTTATAATATTAATACCATCATCATTCTTAATTACTTCTATATTACATATTTTATTAATTATATAATGACCTTCAGTTATATTAAAATAAAATATATCATCATCATAATTATCTATAAATCCATTGTTAATATAATATGATATCATAAATATTTCTTCCAGATTTTCTATTGTTTTATAACAATATTTATCATTAATACTAAATTCATTTTCTATTTCAAATTCTGG